CCCGAAAAAGTTCCTTACAGCCCAATTCCCGCTTTACACTTTCCTTCGATTTCGACCTCTCCAAGGTTTAAATTATCTCACTTTCCGCTTTACACTTTGCCCCAAAAATAAAGAAAACGCCGCTTTATGCGACGTTGTCAAAAATCGGCTTCGCCAGAAGCCCTACAATCGATTATCTTCCTTCGAACCGTCTCTTTATATGGCTGGAAAATGCTTCGTTTCGGCGAAAAACACACGCTCCGCATGCTCGCTCTTCTTGCCAACATTGAACTCAGCAACCGGTCGATAGTATCCCATGACCCTCGTCCAGACCTCGCACTCCTGACGTTCCTCGTCGTCTACAGTAATCATGTGATTGCCGACTTGTGCCTGGATCATTCGTCATCCACCTTTTCGCATGAATACAATCCCTTGATCCGCTGCGCCATAAACTTACCAATTGACTTGGCAGCCAGAAGCTGTTCCTTGAGAGCCGCAGGAACGTTGAAGTAATCGTAGACAGCACCGTTGGTATACTTCACCTCGAGCGTCGCCGTCTCGTGATCGTAGCCGATCTCGGCCACATTGCTCGACACCACCTCTGTCCTGGTCATGAATCGTTCCTTTCTTTACTTTGTTTTCGATATCCCGCGCGCGCCGAACCACCAGCATACCGTAGTCGTCGCCAGGTAGAGAATGACCGTCACCGCCTGGTTGAACAGGTCCATCAACGCTTTCGGATCGGTTCCTGCCGCTTCCACACGCGCTTTGAGCGAGAAGTACATGATGAACGTCATGGTGATGAAGAGTATCGTGCTCAATGGCCTGATAATCCCCCGAAGGAAGTCCACCATCACCATGAGCAGCGCGTAGAACCACCCGCCTTTCAACTTATCGAACGCGATCCCGGTCGAATAGGTCGCCTTATCGCTCATGATGGATGCCTGAAACGCCTGCGTCGCCGCGACATCCTTCTGGGTCTCGCCCTCGATCTCGGCGATCTTGGTGCGCTGCGCCCACTCCTCCTTCATCGTCTCGCGCGCCGCCTGCTCCATCTCGAGTTCGTGCCTGTATTCAAGCGCCTGCGTTTTATAACTTATGACCGCCGATATCGCCGATCCCAGCACTCCTGTGACTCCGCCTGAAACCACCGATCCGAGAAGACTCAAAACATCCATCCTAACCTCCTTTAGATCCTGAAACAAGTTCAGGATGACACGTGTCATGCCGAACTCGTTTCGGCATCTATGATTCGCAACATGAACGGCTCCCGCTTCATATAGTTCATGAAATTCACCACCGCTGGCCTGCTCCGCAACACCGCCTTCTGTCCCTCCATCAAGCCCAGATTATATCCCAGCGCGATACAGCCCCGGAGCTGCGTACGGAAGCCCAGCGCCTCGTCTCCCATATAGGTCGCCGGATGGACCAGGCACCAGCTCCGCCCAGGCACATCCTTCAGCCAATAGCACCAGCCCAGATGTCCCGAATACCGCATTTTCAAGTGATAAAGTCCCTCTGGCAGGCAGAAACCATGCGCCAGGCACCATTCCGCTGTCGGCACGCAGGAGATGTTCGTTTTATTATCGTGCCAGGGAAGCTCGCCGGAGAATAAAATCTTATCCCACCCGGATACGATCATCCTGCCAAATGTCCCCTGGTCTCCGAAATCCCGCCGTTCCAGAATATTGGTTTTCATGGCGCCATGCTATAATTTGAGATTGTGGGAAATTATAAGAAGAAGGATTGGGACCACGATGATACAGAGGACTGTCAGCCCGCCGGTTATGTAGTTCCGCCACATCTCCAGTTTCTTGACACGCCCGTTGGTGACCTCCACTTTTTCGCGGATGATATCCAACTTTTCATGGAGGCTTGTGTATTTCTCATTCAGGTCTCGGCAGGTGATTCTCGATCCCATCGGTTTCTCCTCACTTTTTGAGCGCCGCCGCCGCCTGTATCGCCGATAAGTGATTCAGCGCCGCCGCCGTATCCATCCCGGCAAGCCTGGTTTTTACCGCGTCCGCGAGCCACTGATTTATCTGCGCCATCACAGGTCCGACCTGCCACTGCGTCTCGCCCTGGTAGCCGGTAAACATCTCGTCCAAGACCTGCTGGACCGTTTTCCCGGATGCTGCGAATATTTCAGCAAGCGCCGCGTCCTGCTCATCGGTAAGAGTAATCTTAATCGTATATTCCACCGCCATGTTTCACCTCACGTTTCAAGATTCTGGTACATCGAGATTCCGCAATTAAGTAAATTGCCCGAACCGCCGGTACTGCTCGAACAACGCGCCGCGATTCGAGTCCCCGAAGCGACCCTTATAACTTTAGGTAATGTCAGCGGCCAATTTGCTTTTGTTATGTTGAATGAAAACCTTGCTTTCGTCACTTCGGAAGCCGCCGCACCTGTTCCGATTTCCAAGCAAACTTTATTATTCACCTCCGTTATAGCCGATGCACATATAATACAAAGCCAGCCATTGGCGCTCGCGGAAGCGTCGAGCTCTACCCAGGCCCCGAAAGTATTCGCATTTCCATCAACCAGTATAACGTTATTTGGCGTCCCGGTCGCCCCGTCCTGAACGATGATTCCCGTAATCGTTCCGGGCGCGAACTTGTTCAAAATCTGCTGCATGAACGCTTCTATCATGATACCGTCCTCGTCACACCGGTTATAAGGTTGCTTCCGTCATAGGCATAGGTCGCCCGGATCGTGGCCGCCACAGGGTCTGTGAACACCCCTTCGATATAGTTCACCCGCCCGCCGTTGCCGTCATCATATACCACCGTCACCACACCAACCGGGCTTACCGCGTACGTGATCGTGCTCACCCGCCCGGAGCCGTCGTAGGTCACCGCCTCCGTTCCGGCTTTCGGCAGGAAACTCCCCACGAACATCAGCGCCTCAAGCCGCTGGGCGATCTCGTCCGTGTTCTCGGCGACGCGATCATATTCGCTCTTCTTCGTGGTGAAACCGACAGGCGCCGTTAGTCCGCTTATAAATGTGTAATCCTTGCTCATTTTATTTTCTTTTTTTTACCACCAGCAAGATTTTACCGAATCCGGGTCCCCTGGTTTTGCCTCTCCGATATCATTTGTCCAATATCCCATTATCGCTCTCTGTTCAGGTGTTGCATCCTCATAAGATGGTGCATCATCGTCTGTCCAGTATCCCGGCAACATGTGTTTAATCATATCATATCCGTAGATTGTGCACGACATGACATCGAAGTTCTTTGTCACTTCGCGAATCATCATGGGACGTCTAAAATAATGTCCGAATGTTATTCCCACATGATCGGCTAGATCAAGGAGTATGGCGTCGCCTAAAGCCGTTATCTGGATGACGTTGATTTCCCTCGAATAGAGCATAAGCAAACGCTGGGCCACTATGTAAACGTCCGATTTCTGATAAAGCCATTTGAAATTGATGGTTCGCGGTATTATCTGTCCCAATCTGCCTTGTTCGTAAATATTATTTTCCTGACCCATCAAGAGATAATCGCGGATTTGGGGGCTGTAGGAATAGTAACAGTTTATCTTATTTGCATAAAGACTCTCCGGATCGGTTTCTACTTTGAAAGAGTCTGTTAAAATGCTCATTTCATCTATATCAAAATCAGTTATAAGTTGCGGACACCTGCTCCGCGCTGTATACCTTCCATCTATGATAAACACATCGAACCCACATTCGATGGCTAAATCTTCGATAAGTGTGTTTGATGATATTTCCTCATTTATATATCTCCGGCAGCGTAAATCCTTAAATTCGATCGCCAATTCATCGAGTGTTTCAAAATCGATGTTTTCAGAAAGAACATTTTCGTAATCAAGAAGGTCATAGAGCACGGAAATCGGGTCTGTGAATGAAGTGTATCCGGTCAATTTACCTAAAAACGACACGGTCACCACATCACTCGCCGGATCATACGCCGATATGCGAAACGTGGCGAGAGTCAAATTTTCATTTGTATTATTTACCGGATCGCCGTTCAAATAGACCTGAAGAATATCTACTATCGCGTGATCGGCGATCTTGAATTCGTTCAGTGTAGTATCTATACATCGGACAGGCATCGGCAAATAGCTGAATGCCCCGTATGCAATCGGAATTGGCTGTCCTTCGGCCGCGTCTTCAAGATGCGGATAATCGGTTTTCCAGAACTTATTTGCCGGCAAAATCACCCAATCCGAATTCCTGGAATCCCGCAACTGGATATTCACCTTCTCAAGATCAAAATCTATGCCGTCGGGATATTTAATCAAGCCATTAAACTCCAACTTGTAATCAGATAAGTTGCGCCCCTTACCAATGTAAAGTTTTACCCTTCGGTTGCCCCATACATACGTATCTAGCAGTTGCCTGATCGTCAGGTCCTCATCACGGAGTGTGATCGTGATGGTGCTCTGGCGTTGAGTTGGTTCGGTGAACGAGGAAAATGCTCGCGAAAGCGCGCTTGCGCTCATCCTGCCGTCATAGTAATGCCCATCGCTCATGGACAGGTTCGAATCCGCATAATAGAGCGTCAACCCGGTAAGATATATCTGTGCGATCAAGTGATATTCGCCCGAATTTGTTGGTATAAAGGTCATGTTACCTTCTCCTCGATCACCAACCCGCAATCCCCATACGCCAGCGTCTTGAGCGCCCTATCCAAGCTGCCACCCTTGAACTTGCCATATATCGTTTGCGCCTCCGGGTAAGCGCCCGGGTCGAGCGCGAATATGAGTGGCTTGGTCGTCCCGACCGCTCGGAACATGGTCTCTATCTCCTCCTGTTGAGCGGTATTGATATCGCCGAACTGCACCGAATACATTCGATATTTGGTCTTCTCGATTGAATATCCCTGTCCGCCGTCTGACTCCGTTACGATTGAGGGATCGATTAAACTCATCGTCACCGTCTCGATGATATTCATCCCCGGTTCGTAGTATTCACCTGCGCAGATTCGCCCGATCTCTATGTATCCGTCCGTGTTATTCGGGTCCGCGATTGTGATCCTCCACCACGTATATGTCTGATCAAGAAAAAGCACGAGCGCCTGCGCATTCCAGGTCAGCGCCGCGCTCTCATAAGCCGGCGGAACGGTCCATTCATCGCTCGAGTATGCCTGGAGTTTCACTATGGCGCCGCTGGTCAGGTTGTGCCCGAAAATCGCCAGCATCGTGATCTTCTTCGCGGTCGATCCCACATAGAATTTGATCCATTCAGGTATCTCCACAGTGCCTTTCCCGGTCGTCCGCCACTTCTTCGCCACGAATTCCTGTACAGCATTATCATCCGGCAGCCCGGCCACTTCGCTCGAGCTGTAGATCGTCGCCGTGTCGAATTTATGTGTATAGAGGAATCGTACATTACTCATCAGGCCATCCGTTGTTTGCGAATTCCATTTTCATGAATTACCGTTACACCTGCCTCGGAGATGTTTTTCAATATGGGTACAACCTTATTTTTTACCACGCGCTCAACGTCCGCACCGTCCCATGCCTGAATGATTATGGTTATCGTTTGCGCAGGAGCAGCGCCTTTATTTATCGCCGACAGTCCGGATTCTCCGAAACGTTCCATCGCCCTCTGATTCAACACTCCTTCGCCTTTATGGCCGAGAAACAAGCCATTGGAGGGGATGATGCCTCCGGTGTCAAATGATATTATATTCGATCTATATTGCTTATTTGCTGTATCCAATAGCGCATCCAAAATTGGATTGCTATAAACTTGGGGAGTTGTTTGTAAAATTAGTTTTTTTAATTCTTCTGTCAAAAATGTTAGAATTCCACCGCTTTGCTCAAATTTATAGGCTACATCCCGCGCCTCTATTGCTGAATTCGATTTCCAATATTCTGATAAAGCAGTTAATGTATTAACTGAAAAATTGGCTCCCTGGTATAAGTCAGAAATATATTTATACCTCATCCATTGCTCAGCATAATCCCCATAAACTCCTATCACATCATTGTAAGTTATTGTTCCTGCGCTTCCCTTTATAATAAGATTTCTCCGCTCTCCTTGTGCCTCTTCAATCTGCGATTTTATCCATGATTGTGAAAAAAATTGCAAACCGATTTTAAGAATATCTTCGTACCATTGGGTGGTATGCGATGTATTGGTTTTAGTGGGGTCATTGGAGTTAAAGCTGGAAATCTTGCCAAGTCCTGTTGCTATATCACTTATAAAGTTTGTCCCCATAGTACTAAACATACTCCCGAAGGAACTTACAGCATTTAGTGTTGTACTCGATGATAAACCAAGTTCTATATAATAACTAATACTCTTTGGACCATCTGCAATAACGTGAAAGAAACTTGAAAACAGGTTGATAGCAGGCCATGTTTTATTGGTGGTAAGCGTATCCTCTATGAATCCCAAAATCTCGGATCCTACAGGATGAAAGAAAGTTGAAAACAGGTTGATAGCAGGCCATGTTTTATTGGTGGTAAGCGTGTCCTCTATGAATCCCAAAATCTCGGATCCTACAGGATGAAAGAAAGTTGAAAACAGGTTGATAGCAGGCCATGTTTTATTGGTGGTAAGCGTATCCTCTATGAATCCCAAAATCTCGGATCCTACAGGATGAAAGAAAGTTGAAAACAGGTTGATAGCAGGCCATGTTTTATTGGTGGTAAGCGTATCCTCTATGAATCCCAAAATCTCGGATCCTACAGGATGAAAGAAACTTGAAAACAGGTTGATAGCAGGCCATGTTTTATTGGTGGTAAGCGTATCCTCTATGAATCCTAAAATCGAAGATCCTACAGGATGAAAGAAACTTGAAAACAGGTTGATAGCAGGCCATGTTTTATAGGTGGTAAGCGTGTCCTCTATGAATCCTAAAATCGAAGATCCTACAGGATGAAAGAAACTTGAAAACAGGTTGATAGCAGGCCATGTTTTATTGGTGGTAAGCATGTCCCCTATGCTTAAGAAAATATCATTAGAAATTCCCGCACCTATACCAGTATCTTTATCGGTAAACTTTCCCACAACCCAGCTTACGAGCCATGTAATTCCTCCCCATATCGTATCGACTCCACTGACAAGATCATCCCATATATTGCTAAAAGCTTTTAATATACGGGCGAATCCTTTTTCCTTATTCTTTTCCCCGGTAAATTCATCAACCACAAATTGCACAAGCGCTCCAATCGCTTTATCGATGACCTTTGTTTCGAACATCTTTTTAATCGTTTCCTGTGATATTTCAACTATCATCTTCCAGCCATGCTTGAAAGTGAAACTCCCTTCCCGCAAAAAATCGAATATACTCTGCGACACTTCACGGTCGATGGTTCGGCGTAAGTGGATGGCAAAATCCTCAACCATCGCGCCGAATGTAGGTAAATGCGCTGCATATGCATCCCAACCCGCGTCGAGGCTGTATGTGATCTGTTCTCCAAGGCCCACATATCTCATCTTCGCTTGTATGAGGCTTATGGTTAAATCTATTTGCGCAAGTAAATTATCGAACGGCTTTCCCTTATCTATCGCGTCTGATAATGTCTTCCCGATATCCGGCCCTTTTTCAATAAGCGCGTGTCTCATGGTATCCACCATCTCGACCGTTTTCTGGTCTACACCGGATGTGAATGTATTACCGAAAATACTATCGATGGGGAAAGTGGAAGATCTCGCTTTAATCTTATTAGTATTTAAATTAACCTGCTCTTCTTTTGTTAATACCACTATAGCCTTTTTTTGTTTATCTATTGCATCAAACAGGTTATTGAGATACTCATCCCACGCCCCTGGTTTGGTAAGAGATTTTAAGGATTCTTCTAAAACAATATCCTTGGCAAAAAGGTCTTTTAATTGATTCCAAAAGGTATATATACCCGCTAAAGCCAATGAAACAGCCGCAAGTCCTAATAGTAAAGGGCCACCGACCGCGACTATCGCTCCTAAGTTTGCAAATATTACCGCTAGACCGGGAGCCGCAAGAATTAAAGCACTCACCGCTAGAGATAATCCACCGAAGCTTCCGACAAGAATCGTTACTATCTTCGTTAATTCCTCGTTATTCTTCGTAAATTCTTTAATGTCTTTTGATAATCCCGTCATCGATTTCGATATTTCCGTCAATGCCGGTATTAATGCAAATCCTATATTTTCAGCGACTTCTCCAAAATAATTACCGAGTTGTTGCATCTGGCCATTAAAATCATTCAGTTCTTTATCGGATAATCCTCCAAATTTCTTTTGCAATACGTCCAGAGCATAGGCGGCTTTTTCGTTCGCATCCATCGACTTCAATGATTCATTGTTTGCGGCTTTAAATTCCGGAAGAAAACGACCCAGAATTTCAGTGTTCCCATTCATAGCCATGCCGACTAATCGGGCTGCCTGATCCACGTCAAACATACCGCTGGCAGCCATATCCATCGCCAACTTCGTTCCTTTCATGGCTTCGCCAAGGTCACTAGTAAATATGAATAATCTTTGAAGTACCCGGGCTGTTTCTTCATCACCATATTTGGTTGTTGCCATTATAGATTCCGTAAAATCATCTATTTTGGGTTTTGCATCTGCCCAACTGTTCCCCGTAACCTCCACTTGGGCTTTTAAGTGTGCATAAACTTCTTCAGATTCAGCGGCAGCTTTTACGGCGAATCCAAGACCTGTAGTTATGGCGGCGCCCATTGCCGCGAAAGCTATAGCCACCTCCTTCGATTGTTCCAGCCAGGTATCCATCGAGCCTTCAATATCGCCGAATTTCCCAGCCGTATTATCTTCGCCGTTCACCGTGACATTGACTTCGTAATCTTTCGCCATTCTTTCCTCGTTTCCCCCTCTATAGCATAGAGAGGGGGATCAAGGGGGTGAGTTTATTCTTTCTTTCCGATTTCCGCTTTTATTATCTGGAACGCTTCCATCACCTTATTTTCCTGCTCCCAGATCCCTCCGGGGGAGGGGAGGGGGCCGCCTATGAAAGCAAGCCCCCCCATGGTTGGAAGGATCGAATAGCACATGTGAAAGAGGGTGATCATACTTTGTGAAAAATCGCTTATAAAGCTCTCCGGGCATTCCTTCAGTATGATATCGCCGAGATTCATCACCGGAAGCCCGTCACTGCGGTATTCCCCGCCGCAGTTTCTTATCCTTTGCTGCTCTTCGCTGCACTTCCCGCAGTCCCAGCGACTCTCCCGACTGAGCCATCGGACCGCAGTTTGCAGTTTTTTAGGTCGCCCTCGCTTAGACGGCTCGCGTCCGTGATGGCGGCGTCAAGCTCCTCCACCAGGGCGTTCAGCCCGGTATCGAGCAGCTCTTCCGGGGTGGTGATATCCTTCCCGCCGACCCGCAGGTGACAGATGTTGCGAACATGGCCGCAGAACGTCTGTTGACGGATATCCACGGCGTTCGTACGAATTCCGTCCCTGGTATTCTTCGCGGTCACATTGCCGCCCCGCCGCTGAGCTTCGCGGACGGTCAGCGGCTTGATCTCCGCAGTGATCGGGTCCAGGTCTTCCCGGTTATCATCGAATTCGGGGACGTAGGTGACCCATCCCTCGACTGCCGCGTAATCCTTCATGATTCATCCTTTCTTTTTGATCCCCCCGCCTTCGGCACCCCCCTTAATAAGGGGGGCAGAGGGGATTACATAAATGTTACACTTATCTCGTCCTCGCCGTCATCCCCAAGGCACTTCCCGGCCAGCGCGATCTTGCCCTCATCCGTGTCGGGATATTCTGGTTTTGGTATGGTAAACTCTACCTGGTTGCAGTCGATTTGCATCATGCTCCCGGCCGCATTTCCAAGCACCACCTCGATGTCCTGTGCGGTGAACCGTTTGGCGTCATTCAGCCAGGCCGCCGCGCCCTTCTCGAACCAAAGGTCCAGCGAGCAGGAGACATCCCGGAAATCCGGATGCCTGAAGCCCCGCGCCTTGTCGGTACCGTATTCATCGTTACGCATCTTGACCTTCTGGTCGAGGTCGAAGCTTGCGCCTGTGATGTAGACCGGATCGCCGTTGAACTTGACCGTGCCGATCACCACCGGGATCACATTCCCCGCAGTCTCCGGGATGAGCGCCAGGGGAATCACCGCCGCATCCTCATCCTGACTGGTGACCGGATCGTCCAGAGTGAGCGTGTTCGTGAGCAGGTCGATGTCTGTGATCACAAAGCCGTCGCCGCCGTTGTCTTCATCCCCGACCACTATCTTCATACCGAGCGCGAACAGGCTCGCATCATGCACCACAATCTCATCGGTGGCTGTGGCCGCTTCTGCGAGCGTATCCAGATCATTCGCGCCGCCGAACCATTGATCCGCCGCCTGCCCGGAGAAGGTCACTTTCGGATCGTCGCCGCCGCCGAACTTCAGCCCCCACTTGGAGGGCACCGCGCCGTATATGATCTCCAGGTGCGGGCCGTACTTCCGCATGAGGGTGAGGCTCAGCGCCGGTTCAGCCGCCAGGGAAAAGATCATGCCGGTCTGGTCCACCGCGCCGAATGCCGCTTCCCATAGACTGTAATCATCCGGAGGCACATCGCCGCCGATATCCCCGCTTGGCAATAGGTATTTCTCGATTGACCAGTCGGCGGTCTTTCGCCTGGTAACCCGGTCGATCAGGCTTCGCGTGGCACCCTTTGGGCGAATGTCCCCGCGCTCCTGCTTGAAACCGAAATCGGCTTTGAGGACATTGATCGCGTCCGCCCCGGCAGGATACACGAGCGAACCGAAGGCGTTGGCGCTCTCCCTGGCGACATAGACAACCTCCTCCCGCCCGTATGCATATATTTCGCTCATATTATTCTCCTAATTGCCTTTTATAAAAAAGTCACCGTCAGCTCATTCTCTCCCGCGCTTGTCGCCAGGCATTTCCCGGAAAGCGTTATCTTGGTCTCGTCCGTGTCCGGGACTGATGGTTTCGGTATGTCAAATTCCACCTGCGAGGCGTCTATCTGCACCTTGCTCCCAGCCGTGTCTCCCAATATCACCTCGATATCCTGCGGGGTGAATCGTTTGGCGTCGTTCAGCCAGGCCGCCGCGCCCGAAGTGAAATTCAGGTCGAGCGAACAGGAGACATCGCGGAAGTCCGGATGACGATAACCGCTTGCAGAGCTCGAGCCGAACTCGTCATTCCGCAACTTGACCTTCTGGTCCACATCGAACGAGCAGCCGGTGATAAGGATCGTGGTATTTCCGAACTTGACCGTTCCCACAATTACCGGGATCACTATCCCCGCAGTGGTCGCCGTCAGGGGGGAAGGTATCACCGCCGCAGCCGCGACCTGATGGGTCACAGCCGTATGGAGTGTGATCTTGTTTGTTGCGTAATCAATGGCATCGATGAGGAATCCGGTGGTATTTGTCTCCGTCCCCACCTTCACCTTCATGCCCACAGCGAACCGGCGCGCATCGGCCACATAGATATAGACCGAGCTGGTCACTTCAGCCGCGAGCGCATCGCTCCCGCTGAGGTAATGATCCTTCGCCTGGCCGGAGAATGTCACTTTCGGCTCATCGCCGCCGCCGAACTTCAATCCCCACTTGGATGGAATGGCGCCGCAGATCGCCTCCTGGTGCGGCCCGACATTGCGGAAGATGGAGAGACCCACCACCGCAGGCTCGGCCAGAAGCGCATAAAGAACCGTGTTATTCGGCGTGGTCACGCTCCCGAATAGCGCCTCCCAGAGATCGGTATCGTCCGGCTTTGTGCCCGCGACTCCCGAAGGCCGAAGATACTTCTCGATGCTCCAGTCCGCCGTTTTCCGCCCCGTAACCCGGGTGATCAGGCTACGGCTCGCACCCTTCTCACGGATGTCCTTGCGTTCCTGTTTCATTCCCATGTCGCATTTGAGGACGCTGATCGCGTCCGTTCCCGCAGGGTATACCAGCACGCCGTAGTAGGTTTCCTTCTTCACGAAGACCTGCTCCGTGCGCCCGTATGCGTATTCTTGGCTCATTATAACCTCCTGAGTGCTTGAGTGCCTAAGTGCCTAAGTTTTTCTTTTTCCGCCGCCCTTTTTTCGGGGATCCCACAGGTCCCGTATACTCTGTACTGACGGCGCTCTGGACAGGCTTGAATTCCTCTCCGGTCAAAGCCCGCGCTATTTCATCATCAACTTCCCGCTCTTCTCCCGGCTCGAAATACCCTACTCCATCGACCCGGACTCTGGCTTCACCCGTATACTGTATTCTCATTCTTCCCTCCCGTCGCAGTGATACCTGATGCTCAACTCGATTTCGAACATCGCCAGATCGCCGAACAGATTGGAAGCGTCCAATTGCCGCGTCTTGAATGTCATCGAGGCCAGCCCGCCCCGCGTCACATCGGCCATGACCGCGATGCTCACGTCTTTCATGAACCTGTTTATCGCCGTTCCCTGGTCGCCCCTGGGACGGTCCAGCACCCCGACGATCCCAATCTTCAAATCCCGCTTGTCATGATAATTAAATTGATTTTCAATGGTTTCAGGTTCGCCGGTGGCCACGATCAGAAGCCCCGGCTTATCCTCGCCCTCGAACTCCATCGGCACGAACGGCACACGCTTCACGCTCTTGACTTCCGTCCAAAACGGCTCTTCCCCGTCAATCGCTCCCAGGGTAGTCTCAAGGTTCTGAAGAATCAGTTCTCGCTTGCTTTCCGTCCGCTCAGCCATTGAAGTACCCGGTTGAATAACTGTTCAGCGTCAACTCTATTTTTCTGCCGAATATTTCCTCGATCTGCGGAAGCACATCCTGAAATGATTTTAAAAGCCATTCCCGCCTGGGTATAGGAACTCTGGCTAGTTTTGTGAATACTTCTTTGCCACCGATAAAGAAGTGTAAATATTTGGCCTTATTCGGCCTGATTGTTATAACTCCTCCCGGTAATCCGCCCGACCCGAACTCGTGTATCGCGGCATAAGCCATCCGGCTGCCGACCCTTCCCACTACTTGTTTGCCATTCGTAACGACATCCATTTTCACTGAACCCTGTAAAAAATGTGACCTCGGCGTCAGCGTCACCCCAGCCAGGTGCACCGTCTGTGCCTGCTTCTGAATCAGCTTGCAGGCATCCACAACTCCGGCATATACGCTTCCCGGCATGGCGTCCGCAATCCGCTTCATGCCCTCTTTGGCTTCATCCAGTCCGTCAAACTTTATATCAATATCCGGCATTTACCTTCTCCCGTACCGTCTCACCAATCCCTCGATGATTCGCTCCTGATCCTGCGGGGATCTCTCGTAGGTCACATTCCCGCCCTGTGCGCTCTCGCCGCGCTTCGCCAGCGCCTTACGGCCGTGACCGGAGAGGTAGTATTCCAGCGCCACGATCTGATTTACCTTGACCTTCATGTCTCCAGGCACGACAACAAATCCGCCCGTATAGGACACGAGCACGCTTCCCGGCCCGCCCATGAAGGGTTTGCCGTCCCACATCCGTATTATTCCGCTCTTACTGTCAAAGGTGTAATCCAGTGAACTCAATTCACAGAGGTCGATGGTGAGCGAGGATATCTCCGTTACCGGGGTGTTTTTGAGAATGATGGCGCGCTTGGATCCGTCGTGGCGTTCGTCCTCGAATGTTGCCGAGAAGAGCTTACGGTTCAGCCGAGTCTCTATCGTATCCGACCAGTCGTTTATCGCCCTTTGCAGAAAATCATCATCATCGGTCCCGGTGAGCTTCAGCCAGTCCTTGGCCTCATCCAAATCGATCAGCGCGTTTGCCTCCGGGCTGACTCCCCCGATCTGCGTCCCTGTTCCCGCCCAGTCGCTCATGGTACTACCTCGGTATCAGGATTCGTGAACGTGTATCCTGCTTTGCGCCGCCAGAGGTAATAGGTCGTTGCCGCGTTCAGATAGAATGTTACCGTTCCAGCGTCCCCCGTGGTTCCTTTGGCGATCACCGGCGATGTCACATCGTTCGCCGCCCGAACCTCGACCTCTACACCGGCCAGATCGTGGCCGTCGCCGTCCAGGACTGTATAAACCTTCGAGGTGTTGCCCGTCCCCAGGGTAACCCGCGTGGAAACCTTGGCGTCCAGGTTCGTATCAACCGTGGCCTTGACTGAATCCACCAGGCCGTCAATGACATCTACCGACGCCTGTGTGCTCTTAAGTGATACCTTGGCGTCCAGGTTCGTATCAACCGTGGCCTTGACTGAATCCACCAGGCCGTCAATGACATCTACCGACGCCTGTGTGCTCTTAAGTGATACCTTGGCGTCCAGGTTCAGTTCAACTTCTTGACCTCCCTGTACATATTTTTCGCCTGAATAATTAAGCACGGTAGTCGCATCATCGAAATGAACAAGCGCCTGGTAGAACCCATCATTCCAGGCCGTTATCGTGACTGCCTTCTTGTAAAATCCGGCAAAGTTGACAGAATCAACCTCGATCAGAAGCGTGGACGGCGTGATCCATGCAGATCCCTTGAATGTGAGATCGTTCCAGTCTAACAAGAACCCATCGGCGACACGGCGAATTTTAAGTGCGGTCGATGATGCTTTCCCTGTGAGCAATGCCCCGTTAGCATCTATCAGAATCGCCGATATATCCATGCTACTCCCCGCCTTCCAGAAGTTTCCATGCAGGCCCAACAACCGCAGGGCCGTAATATTTGCCAACCATTGTTTTGAGCAGGGCGATATCCTCAACCTTGAGATCGCAATTCTCTTTACTGGAGTGGATAATCGACGCCAGCTCGAACCGCTTGAATTTTTCTTCCCCCGGTAATGTTGTTTCTTCATTTGTTACAATCATCAAAGCATTACAGCAAAGCGTTCGTAAGTTTATGTCTTTCCCCGAATCCTGCAACGCCATGCCGTCAAATCCGAGCAGCACCCTGTTAAAGTCAACCCTCATAAAGTCCTTCCTCTCTTAAGGTAGGTTTAATTTGCAATGTATCACATTGAGCAAGGAGTTCATTTATTTCTTCGAGTTCGGCATCCCTTTTGGCATTATCACTATCTTTCTGTTTCTGGATAGCAGTTTTCTGAGAAACCAGATACTCATAGGTAAAAATATTTTCCGTGACAACCGTCTCGGTTTTTATTGATTTTATCGTGTTTTCGTCTACCTTTTCTACATTTATATTCATTTTACCACCTATAATTTATCGAATTATTAAGCTGCGTTGTCAAGTTGACGACGAGTTCCGCCAGAATCTACCCAATAGAGATGTGTCCCGTCGCTCTCAATACAACCACTCACGGGAGTCGTATTTACCACCCCAGCATTTATCTTGATTGGAGCGGTATTTGCGGTAGCTGTTCCTGCCTTCAAATGTAGATAAGCTGTTGGACTCGTCGTCCCGATGCCGACGTTGCCTGTTGATAATACATTAAACAACCCTTTCGTTCCATCACTAACTTCAAAGATTCCCGTTGGAACATTGGTTACATTATAAAATACTGGGGTAATCTGTGTCTGCAAAGATGAAAACATCATTCTATTCGCAGGATTTCCAGACGCAGTGGAAAATACTACTTTATCCTGAGCAGCTCCTACCTGAAAAAATCTTGAATCTACAACATCTGTCCAAGCATTAGACCTTGTTGAACGGAATACAATTGCTGATGTGGAATCAAGCAGTCGTATTGCACCGATAGTAGATATAAAATCTCCCGTAGAGTTTTGGATACTTCCAATAACATCCAATTTCTGCGCTGGCGCCGTCGTCCCGATGCCGACGTTGCCTTCTTTGAAATAAATTCCCGTTGTGCTGCTGGGGCCGATCCACGATTCGGCTATGGTTGTCAAGGGGTTAATTGCTGAAGTATTTATTCTGGGAATTGACAAGCACATACCCGTCTGTACCGGTGTAAGCAGACCACCAGAGACTTTTAAATGCTGTGGGGAACCAACTATATCAAGTTTCATCTTTATCTTCTTTATATTCCCCTCCCCCTTTTTTTTGGGATGGGGGAGGGGATAAGTTCAGATTTCATACTTCAGATTTCTCTATGCTACCGCGCTTGTCGGGTCCATGGGCTCATATACCATGTACCAGGTAATCGCTCCCGAGGTCGTTGCCGCGCAGGTCATCGTAATCACTCCGACTGTAAGCATGAGCGGGCTGGCGAGCGGCGCCACGATTATCCCGGCATCTGTCGAAAGAATCATTGCGTTGGCTTTCGTTCCATCGATGTAGAGAAACTTCCGAATCGTCGCATTATTCAGCTCGAGCGTCCCGCACAGGTCGGTAATAGAGCCCCCGGTCGGGGTGAATCGGATGTTGCTGACATTCGTCACAGCCTGGATCGCGGTCGTGATGTATCCCACGAGTGCGAGCAGTTTTATCGGGCCTCCGGAGATGGTGAACAGGTTCGTTGTGGCGATAGACGCCATTGCTTTCCCGGTGACTGTGCGTTTGAGAATCCCAGCGGCCGCAACGTCTGTAGCAGCCGCTATGGCCGTCGCGGGCAGCACCGGCACCAACTTATCGAGCAAGATATCATTGACCGAGTTGGCGGTGTTTGAGCCGGGAATCGCCGTATTCAGCGCGCCATCCACCTCGGCGTTGACGCTCGCCTTTACCGTGGCGTTGATATCGATCGTTCCCGCCGAAACCAGGTCTGCGGTTGTGGCGATTGTCCCTGCCGAGGGCATCCGCGCCGCGAAAGCCTTGAGCCAGGTCCAGATCACTTTGATATACGAAAACAGCGTCCCGGTCGTGCTCCAGGTGGTGCCATCCGCTATCGTATCTGCCGCTTT